ATATATATATATATATATATATATATATAAACTCTCTTCCTTAGGGTGGTTAGCAAATAGTCGCTATCCACCCTAAAAAAAAATGAAAGGGGAGATATAGCATGTACGAACCAAGCGAAAAAACACTTGAAAATATTAGTGATTTAGTTAAAACTTTTAATCGCAGAATTGGACAAGCAAAAAGAAAAACGCCTATCCAGTATCAGCAGTATCTGCCACAGAAAATGACGGTTGCAAAATTTCTAGAAACCGTTGGAAGTTATAAAGATGTACAAGCACAGGCGAAAGCACTAATGGCAAAGGATATAATACCGCAGTTTGGAAAAAACGGAGCAAAGCCAACAAACCTACAAGTAGCACGTTATGAAAGTGCTAAAAATTTAGAAAATAAAAGATTAGCAGAAACGCAAGATATAGAAAGATATGATGAGGGTAAACCTACAGGAATTGGAAGATTAAAAAAGAGAAGTAAAGCGTTCGAAATTAGAAAAAAAGCAGAGGAATTTACACCGTTAGAATTAGAAATCAGAATTAGGCAGTTAGAAAGACGGCAAACGCAAGCATATAAAAAAGAGAAAGAAAAGCAATGGGTAGATAATTATAAAAAGGCAGTTGAAATAAATTTTCCTACTTTTTCAAAAAAAATTTTGCAAGAAGTAGAAAAAATTCCAAAAAAGAATTTTATGATGTGGGTACAACAAGAAGATTTTTTGGACATCGACTATGTGTATGACAAAAGTGAAGAACAGGAAAAAGCAAGCAATTATTTAGAAAATTTACGCCGTAGAATTGCATATGAAAAAGAAAAAGGCAACTTGTAACCAACGAATTATCGTATGCGATTTTGAAACAACCACGGATGAAGATGATTGTCGTGTTTGGGCAGTTGGTTGTTATGATATAGCAAGTTACGAATTTTGGTATTATAATAACATTGATGATTTTATGAGGATGTGCGCTACAATATATTATAATGACAAATTGTATTTTCATAATGAAAAATTTGACGGCGATTTTATTATGAACTGGCTTTTTCGACATGACTATACGTGGGTTGACGATAGAAAAAAATTAGATTCAAAAACTTTTACAACTACCATATCAGACAAAGGACAATTTTACTGCATGGAAATCTGCTTTTATAAAGATAATACATACACGAATAAAGTAACAATTTATGACAGTTTGAAAATACTGCCTATGAGCGTACACGATATGGCGAAAGCGTTTGGTTTGAAAGAAAAAAAAGGAGAAATTGATTATAAAATGTATCGAGAAGTAGGACATAAATTGACGAAAGAAGAAGTTGACTATTTGAAAAATGATGTTGTGATAGTTGGAAAAAGCCTTGTCAAGATGTTTGAGCAAGGACTTAAAAAAATGACAATTGGGGGAAATGCCATCAATGATTATAAGAAAAGAATCGGAAAAGATAATTTTTCGGAATGGTTTCCGCTTTTGGATGAAGAAACCGACTATTTTTGCAGACAATCTTACAAAGGTGGCTTTGTGTGGGCAAATCCTCTGCACAAAAATAAAATGATAGGCGAGGGTGATGTTTACGATGTAAATTCACTTTTTCCAAGCCGTATGCACTCGTCAAGTGGTTGTCGTTTCCCTTATGGTGTTCCTCAATTTTTCCATGGAAAGTATAAACCACATAAATTATACGATTTATATATACAACGTGTAGTGATACAATTTGAACTAAAGCCGAATCACGTTCCGTGTATACAGATAAAAAAGAACTTTCTTTTTTCGCCCACGGAATATTTGACAAGTAGTAATGGCGAAGATGTGGAGTTGGTGGTCACACAAATTGACCTTGAATTGATTTTTGAACAATACAATGTGACTTATATTGAATACATAGATGGTTACATGTTCAAATCAGATATTGGCATGTTTGACAGTTATATCAACCATTGGATGGAGATGAAAGAAGAAGCAACACGAACAGGGAACAAGGGTTTGCGTTCAATTGCAAAGTTATTACTTAATAATTTGTATGGAAAATTCGGGACAAATCCAAAATTGCAAAGTAAAATACCTGTATATTTAGGGGGTAAAGTAGGCTTTATCTTATCTGATATAACATATCGCGACCCAGTATACACACCAGTAGCCACTTTTGTAACCGCTTATGCTCGTGCGTATACAATCCGCTCGGCTCAACAAGTCGGACTTCAACACTTGCTTTATTGTGACACGGATTCCATCCACTGCAAAGACGGCGCTGACGTGTCAAGCCTAGAAATTCACGACACTAAACTTGGAGCATGGGCGCACGAAAGCCATTTTGAAAAAGCAAAATTTTTGCGCTCAAAATGCTATCTTGAACAGATTGACGAAAAACTGTGTCCAACTGTTGCGGGTATGCCCGACTCTTGCTATGAAAATGTAACTTTTGAAAATTTCTGTCTAGGCTCGGAATTTAGCGGAAAACTACGAATGAAAAGGGTTGAGGGTGGCATTGTATTAGTTGACACGCCATTCACAATAAAACTATGATGTTCATAAATTGTTTACAATTATGTTCATAGTTTATACATATTTATATGATATTGTATAAGCAAGGGTTGAAAGGCATGCGGACAATTCCAAATTGTCAAGGTGGAGAGCCTTTGGGATTGTCGCACGGTGACACGTGGCGTGCCTACCCGAAATAAAAAAGAAAGGAGCGAAAAATTTTGAGTGAGTCCATGTTTTATGATGTTAAAACCGTAAATCAATACAATTGTTTGTTCAACTTTCTACACGGCGCACGTGGAATCGGAAAAAGTTTTTCGCTCAAAAAATTGTTTGTAGAAAGTTTTCTTGCGGACGGTTCACAATTTTACTACTTGCGTAGATACCGTGAGGACTTGACAAAAAGTAGCAAAGGTTTTTTTGATTCGCTACAGGAGCAAGGACTTTTTGAAGATATTGTCTTTACGAAAGATGGCGGTAAAAATGGCGGTACTTTTTACGCAAATAAAGAACCGATTGGATATTATGGCGCACTAACAAAAGGCAAAGGTGTAGAATTGCCAAAAGTAAAGTACATCAATTATGATGAATACCTCATTGACAAAAGCGACCAGTATCACGGATATTTGAGGGATGAAGTTACACAGTTTTTAGAGTTTTATGAAAGTATTGCTCGTATGCGAAACGTAACCGTATATTTTACAAGTAACAATACAGATGGATATAGTCCATATTTTGATTATTTTAAGTTAAAAAAACCTATGAAAAAGAATGGCATATGGTGTCAAAATGACTTACTATACCAAGAAATAAAGACAAGTGCCGAATACATACAAACAAAATATGATACACGTTTTGGGAATATTATTAAGGGAACAAGGTATGGAAAATACGCAGTTGAAAACGAAAATTTACACATCACAGATGATTTTTTGAAAAAGAAACCGTCAACGGCAAAATGTACGTTTAACTTGCAAATTGGAAAAAATATTTGCGGTGTTTATTTTGACTACTGCAAAGGTGAAGTTTTTTTCTCTTGCAATGGTAATAAAAGTATGATAACATATACTGTAGTTAAAGCCGACCACACGCCGAATAATATTCTTGTACGTGGCGGAAAATGCTATCACTTGACAGAATTAAAGAAAGCGTTTAGTTATAATCAATTATTTTTCGATTCGCCAAAAGCCAAAAATTTATTTGAAAGAATTGAACATCTGTTATAACATTGCAGATTTCAAAATATAAAAAATAAGAAAGGAGATATAAAAAATGGCAGAAGAAAACAAAACAGAAAAAGCCTATGCAGAAGATGAACTTTTGAAAAAAGTCGGAGAGATTCTCACGAAAAAAGATGATGAGGGATTCTTGACAGAAGTCGTATCAGCAATCACGGACAAAATCCACGAATTAAGCGGAAAGATTGTCGATAGAGATGATGAGATTGCAGACTTGAAAGAGGACATCGAAAGTCTGCGCAACGCAAATATGGCACTTTTGCGTAAACAGGGCGCAAGGGTGGAAGAAAAAGAAGAAAGAAAAAGTGAGTTTGTGACGGACGATGAAAAGGAAGAATCGGACGAGGAAATCCTTGAAAAATCCATTGCGGACTACATGTAAAAAAGAAAGGAGAAAGAAAAAAATGGGAAACGCAACAACAAACAAAACAACTCGTGCCGTAAACATGGCAAACACGGTACGTACACTTGCGGGCAATGACTTTGCAAACGCTGTTCCAGTGGCAACGAGGACAAACATTTCCAGTTATGCAACGCCTATTTTAGAAATTTCATCATTACGAAATATGTTCGTAAATACGCTTGTTCAGCGTATCGGCTTTGAATTTATCCACAACAAGCGGTATAATAACCCGCTTGCGAGATTTAAGAAAGGTAGCACACCGCTCGGCGGAATCGTGGAAGAAATCGGAACGAATCCGGTGGAATCACAGGGTTTTAGTTCGGATGGATATATCCGTACACCCGATGGGCAGGTATTGACTCCACTGAATCGGAGAACACCTGATACGAAAGTCTTATACCACACCATCAACCGTGAGGACCAGTACCCTATCTCTATAAGCCGTCAGCAGTTGCAGACTGCTTTTGTATCATGGGAAAAACTGGATGATTTTATCTCATCCGTAATGTCTGCTATGTATAGCGGAGATTCGATTGACGAATTTATCTACACAAAAAATTTAATTGACGCTGGTGTTACTAAGGATATGCTCGTGACACGCACAATCGCAAATCCTACCACGTCAAAAGACAACGCAGAAAATTTTGTCAGAGAAATGAATATTGTATCGTCGAAGATGTGCTTTCCGTCAACAAAGTATAACAAGTACATTGACCAAGAGGGCGCAGAGGGGAAAGCGTACAAGACATGGTCAGACAAAGAGAGGCAGGTTATTATTTTAAGTACGGAAGTCTTGCAAACAATCAATATTTCTGTATTGTCACAGGCTTTTCACATGAGTCAGGCAGATTTCAGAAATACTGTTGTGGAAATCGACGAATTTGATAACCCCGCAATTCTTGGCGTTGTCTGCGATGAATCTCTTTTACAGATTTACGATAACTTGTTTGAAGTGTCCGAACAACAGAACGCACAGGGACTTTTCTTCACCTATTTCTTGACACACTTTGAAACACTGTCATTGTCTATGTTGTCAAATGCCGTTGTCTTTTTGGATGAATCTTATGTAAAACATACAATCACGGCAACCGTTGACCCAGTAACAGAGGGATACGGCTTGGAAGTACAGGACAGTGGTTATAATGGTGAAACCGTTACATACAAAGTTACGGCAGTTGACCCAAGCAAGGTGACAATTAGTTACACAGGACTTGACGGAGAATCACCGAAAACAGTTGTGAACGGTGGATTGTATTCGTTCACAATGGGAAATGAGGACGCAACCATTAAAATGACAATTGCTGAATAATGTTTCGCGTGAAACATTGAAAGGAGAAAAAACTATGGCAGATTTTGAACCGACAACAGATATAAAACTACTTGCCGTTCCGCTTGCGAACGATGGCGAAAGTACCTTGACTTTTTCAAGTAAGTCGGCACAATCTGCCTATTTTTCGTCAAAAGTAGTTGGAAGTTTTTCCAAGGGTGATTTTACATATCAGAGGAAAGACAACACAATGCGTGTGCCGTGGAACGCTGAAAAATTATTCAACGTCAATTACTGTATGTATAAGAATAGCAATTTTGGTGACAAGTGGTTTTATGCCTTCATCAATCGTGTTGAGTATGTCGCTCCGAATTGTACAAAATTGTACTTGCAAACGGATGTGTGGCAATCATGGTTTTTTGATATTACATATGGACAGTGTTTTGTTGAGCGTGAACATGTTAAAAGTGACAAAATAGGTGAACATACGATACCCGAAAGCGTTAGTCCTAGTGAGTGGAATTTACAAAAGATAGGGATTGACGAATCACCCTACCAAATCGGCGGTTATGTTGTCGGAACGCTTTATGATATTGATTCAAAGATTGGACACCCTCAAATGAGTGGCGGACAAAAAGCAAATGGTGTTTATTTTCCATGTGATGTACTGGCTTTTCCTAATACAGAAGTTGGAATTTTAGCAGTACAAGCAAGGTTATCTGTTATCAATGATGAAGTTAGCGGTGGCATTGCATTTGTTAGTTGTGTGCCAAAACTCGCTTTTGATAAATTAACAATTAACGATAGCCGAGTATCAACGCAAACATATAGCACCTTTGATAATATTAGTATCCCAGTACAACACACAAATATTAGTGGTTATGTGCCGAAAAACAACAAATGCTTTACTTATCCGTATCACTATTTAGTTTGTAGCAATTCCGCAAACAGTGGTTCGGAATTACGTTTTGAAAATTTTAAGGACATAAACGATATAACATTTACTGCATATGCTCACATTACGGAAAATAACTGTATACAGTTTGTGCCGATAAATTATGAGGTAGGAACAAGCACGGGTGACAACCCTGATTTTGGTTTTAATTCACAAACTTATCCCGAATTACCGTACACAACAAATCAAAATGCCTACTTCCGCCAACAAGAAATGAATCTTCGAAATCAAAACATGAACAGAATTATGTCACAAACACGAGGAACAGTTGGTGGTATATTGACAGGCGGTGCGTCTTTGCTAGGAATGAGTATGCAAGGCGAGGGAACAGGCTCGGACATTGCAAGTTATGGAACATCGCAAGTCGGTAGTATTGATTCTCTATACACAAACGTAAAAAGTGCAGAAATGGCAGAAAAAAACCTTGAAAAAATGCACCAAATGACCTCCCCGAATGTTAGTGGAATAGCGGGTGCAAGTGATATATCCGTTGTGAATGGAAATATTGCGCCGAGATTTTATATTAAAAATGCAAAGAAAGACCAAATAAAGGCTATTGACCAGTTTTTCAGTGCTTTTGGGTATCAAGTGAATCAGTTGAAAAAGCCAAACATCACAGGACGCCCGAACTGGAATTATGTTAGGTGTTCGCAAGCAAATGTATATGCCGACATCCCTCAAGAAGATTTAGCAAAAATTAAGCGTGACCTTGTAAACGGCATTACTTTTTGGCACAACCCAAGTACGATTTACGATTATTCACAGGGAAATGAGGTGAGTTAGTTGAGCAGAAAGAAAGACAAGAACAAGGAGCAAGCGCAATGTTGGCAAGTCATATATTCGTTTTATTTTGCATGGCTGAAAAATATCGCAATGTCAATATTTGAATGGAAACTACCAAGTAGCATGAATGACCGTTTTTTGGAGTTGGCATTTTTTGAAGATGGACGTGCTTTGGCATATGTCAAGGACGGCGCACTTATCAACACTCGTGCGAATCCGTCAAACAATATGGACATGTATAATTATTTTACTGGATATACTGGTTATAATGTGGTTTTTTCCGATTATGTGGACGCTGATAAATGTGTGTACGGATTGAACAATCCAGTAACAATGCCTACTTTTGACGTGTGCGATATGTTTGCAACACGCCTACAAAAATTGGAAATGGGCATATGGTCAAATGTCGACTTGCAAAAATTTCCAATTATGGTATCTGCACCCGAAAGCCAAAAGTTATCCGTTAAGAATTTAATGGAGCAATTTGAGGGCGGTTTACCATTTCTGTATACATATCGAAATTTTGAGGACTTGAACCAAGTAAAATGTTTTGATATGAAAGTGCCACAGATTTTCGATAAGTTGTATGAGTTAAAACAGAAAACACTGAATGAATTTCTTGAATTTTTAGGGGTAACAACACCGAAAGAAAAGAAAGAAAGACTTTTGAGCGGAGAAATCATCGCAAACAATTCCAAGGTTGGAATCAGTGGTGCAAGTTTTTTGTGGCAAAGGCAAGAATTTGCTAGAAAGATAAACGAAAAATTTAGTGCATACCTAGCCGAGCCGATTGAGGTACGTGTTAGAGATTATAGCGAGATTTTACATCTTGCGGAAAGTGAGGAAATGGCAGATGGAACAAGTTTCGGATTGGATTCACAAAATATGTAACCCCTTGTCAGTGGTTGGCGGTTTTTTAGGCATTTTAGTTAACCGAATTTTTGGGGAGGTGGATAATTCCCTTATTATACTTTTGATACTTATGTCAATGGATATAGTATGTGGTATTTTGGTTGAGGGAATTTATTTCAAAAAATTATCATCTAGTATTTGTTGGAAAGGGTTGATAAAAAAATGTGTGTCAATTATGCTTGTCGGTTTATCGTATCAAATTGACCGAATGACAGGACAAGAAAGTTTTCGTGCATTTACAATTATTTTCTTTTCCGTCAACGAAAGTATTTCCATTTTGGAAATATGCGGAAAGATAATTCCCATACCTAAAAAATTAAAAAACTGCTTATACCAGTTACGGAAAGGAGTAGAGGATGAAAAAAATACTTGCAAATAGAAAAAGGTGGCACGGAAAGCGAAACAGAAAAGTTATTATCGGAATTGCTATTCATGCTACAGGCAATAAGGGTGATACGGCAAAAAATAATTGTGATTACTTTAAGAAAGACCCGAAAAATACAGGTGGACTAACCACGGGCGCACATTTTTTTATTTCGCCGAACGGTGATACCATTAAATCAATTCCACTAAATCAAATTGCCTACGCCGTGGGTGGTGCTAGGCAGAGTGCAAAAGGTGGAAGATATTACAAACGTCTGACAAATGAAAACACTGTCAGCATTGAATTATGTAACGCAGTAAACGGCTATACTGACGCGCAAGTTCGAGCCGTGCGGAAAACGATTAAATATATACGTCGATACTGCAAAAATGCAAAAATCGTTTGTTATCATTTTGATGTAAACGGAAAGAACTGTCCACCTTGGGGCGGTAAACGGTTAGGAAAAGAATTTCTTGCGGAAATAGGGGAGTGATTTCATGGCTTTTGTAACTCCACAATTACGACGTGTGTTGGATATGGGGTATGATTTAGGACTAAAGCATTACCCGATTTTTTCAGAATCACACCGTCAAGAACTAAATGAAAAAATAGTCAACCATTTTCGATACCGTGAAATAGGTTATGAAACAGTGACGCAATTTATTTTTGCATTGAACCGCAAAATGTTTGAGATTATGCCATTTTACAACCAGTTATATGAATCGGAAGAAATAGAAATATCAGCGTTGACAAATTATAGTTATGATGAAATAAGCAAAAAGACAGGAAATGACCTTTTAGAAAAAACTGGAGAAGATTCTAGCAAACAAAGTGGAAACACAGAACGCAAAGACACAGGAACGCAGACAAACGAACAAAAAGGAACAGACAAACAGACGTTTGACAATGTGACAAATAAAACAACTTATGGAAGTGCTGAAAATGAAAACACCGCAACAACAACGGACGTCAGACATGGACAAACAACGACAACCCAAGGAACGGACACCAGTAAACGCGTACATAGTGATACACCGCAAGGAATGTTATCGGCAGATTTCCCCGAATCTGCTAATTATGCTAGTGACGCTGACGTTTCAAAAAATACTAATTCCAGTACCGTTACACAGGGTGGAACAGATTCCACAACTGGAACAATAAAGGGAACAAAAGGAAAGACAGGTGCTGACGAATCCACTCAAAATGGAACAATCACTACAACGCACGACACGCAAGGAAAACTGACAAATGATTTACAAAGCAAAGACACGTATAATTCTGAAAACAAAATCACATATGGAAGCAATGCAAAACAAAACTACGATAACCAGTTATCAACAAACAAACGAGGTTATCAAGGGATTTCGCCAAGTGAATTATTACAAAAATACCGAGAAACATTTTTAAATATTGATATGTTAGTAATTTCTGAATTAGAGGAATTGTTTATCAGTATTTTCTAACGTGAAACATTAGAAAGGAGTGAAAAAATTGACTTTGATAAGGCCGACACCGCCGTTATATAACTTGCCATCCTATTATAGTGAGTGTGAATCATACGAAGAACAGTTACAATGGCTATTGAATCAGTTGCAGACATTACAAGCAGATGTTGACAATCTGAAAAAAGACACCAACGACTACACAGATGTAGAAATCAAAAAATTGTTTGATTTATTATCGCAAAGAATTAGTAATTTGACGGGCTATGTAAACGGCGAAATTGCAGACTTAAAAACATACGTTGACAATGAAAACAAAAAACTTTCTGACAAAGTTGACGGAATGAAAGTTTATGTTGATGAGAAAACGGCAAACACCAAAAAATATGTTGATTCTGAAATACTAAAAATAAGGACAGCATTATCAGAATTAGAAAACCGTTTACATCTTGAAATCGTGAACGGTGACGAAAGAACAAAGGACTTTGCTAGAATTTACACCGAACAAGCACGACTTGAATTACTTGAAAAAATCAACGCATTGTCAATAAGGGTTGACAACATAACAAAAGAATTTCCGTTAGTTTACAACCCGACACAGGGTAGACAGAATGACTTGCAAAAGACAATAAATGACTTGTATCTATATTTAAGGGTACACGGTATTACGTGTTTTGCATTTGATTCACTAAAAATGACAGTTGCGGAATTTGATTCACTGAAAATTTTAGCAAGAAATTTTGATATTCGGGGTTCTGAAATTTTTGAAGTATGGGAAAAAGAAACGGCGTTTAGTCCGTGGACAGGTGAAAAAATAACATTGAAAGAACTGTGTTATCAAATTGCTGAAAAAATCAACATGAACCACAAAACGGCAAGCGAGTATGATAAGCGAGCAGTTACGGCAAGTGACTATGACGACGGTCAAACAACGGCTTTTTATTTTGATTGGACAAAAAGAATATTGCCGATTGATGTTATCCCGATAGATATGTTGGATAAATTCTTGCACACGTCAGAATTGATTTACAACACTGATAATGTGTCAGACATAGGCAGTACAGTTGACATTACAACTGATAAGGAATTTGAAAAATTTTTACTTGCCTATACAGATAAAAATGCAAATTTATGTTATTTGTTATGCGATGTCGCTACTGGAAAGTTATCATTTACGGACACGGTTGACAACACGTTGACGCAAGTTTCAAGAAATTTTTCTATCACGAAAAAGGAAACAGGCTATCAGATTGTAACAGAAAATTGTGAAGTGTTTAACGCTGATACAAAAGAAACAACCTTTGCCCCAAACTTTTTGCTTATCAAAAAATTATACGGCGTGAAAAGTTATGACAATTTGACAGAAATCGGAAAGGGTGATTGATGTTGAAGAGTACACAATTTTACAACTTTCCTTTATGGGAAATTGCAGATATTCAACCTCTATTGGACAGTGTAAACGATGGCACAAATAAAATTGACCAAGCAATGACAACGCAACAAGCAACTATCGGCAAAAATGCAGAAAAAATTGTAGAATTGTCAAAAAAAGTTGAAACGAACACAGATGAGATATTACAACTATCAAACGATTTAACTAATCAAGTAACGGCGTTTGAGCGGTTATCAAATGCAATAACCAGTTTTTGCCACAAACGCCTATAAAAGAAAGGAGATTTACTATGCAATATACACCAAATTATGAGTTGCCACTTTATGAGCCGAGTGACATCGCAAATTATCTTGAAACCTACAACAACACAATCACAGAAATTGACAATGCCATCCATGAAGTGCAATTAAAAGCGGAATACGGCGGAACACAGGGTGCAGAAATGCAAAAAGAAATTGAAAGTCTGAATTCACGAGTAACGGAACTTGAATCATCACTGAATACAACGATTGAAAATGTTACTACGATGTCCTCAATCGTTAGTGGACATACTGAGGAGATAGCAAAACTAAAAGAGGATTTACTGGCGCAGAACACCGTCGTAAAATCTTTATCTAATACGCTGACAGAGTTATCCACACAGCTTTCAACATTTAAGACGGCACAGGAAAGTTTTAATGACGAAATTTCGGCAAAGGTTGGAAATCGGTATTTTAAGGCACATAAATATGAGATTCCCGCTTTAGATAGTCATAGCCCCGATAGTGAATATAGTACACAATTTACAATCAATACAGGGCTTGAAAATAGTGAAATTTTTACAAAATCCCACCTTATGCTTGAATTTATGCAGATAAATAACTACACAAAAAAATCTAGTGCGGTGCTAAACTTTGACTTTTCAACTACGTCACAATTATTGAATATTAGTGTGGATAATGCTAGTTATTATGTTGGTGTTACATTTGACAGCACCACAGGCATAATTACTATTAAAATCCGTAGTTATAAGTTAGAAAATAGTGGTACATTATACGCAAATGCCACAGTTTACACAGATTAGAAAGGAGATTATTTAATATGAACTATACAGCAAATTATAGAATCCCTCTTTACGAGGGGAGTGACCCAACGTCATATCTTATCACTTATAATGAAACGATGGAATTGATTGACGAGTCCTTACATGCTTTAGCGTTAAGAGTTGAAAGCGGAGAGGTGAATGACAGACAATTTACTGCTGAAATTTCTGCAATTAAAGCAAGACTTGATACCGCCGAAACCATGATAAATACGCTAAAAACGGAACTTGCAAAGGCCAACGGAAATGCGGCGAAAAATGCGGAAGATATTTCGACTTTACAATCACAGTTAGTCGAACAGGGAACGTCCATTAAAAATTTACTTGCTAGGGTTTCTGCGTTGGAAACATCTTTCGAGAGTTTCAAGACGGCACAGGAACAGAAAAATAATGCTTATGAGGACTCTTTAAGTGGACTGTCAACGCAGTTGAGTAATTTTACAAAAAAACAGGAACTAAAAAACACTGAATTTACAAGTGAGATTGGACAGAATACGGCTAATACGGCAAAAAATACCGAAAGCATTGAGACCCTAAAGCGTGGAACAAATGTGCTAGTGAATTTCAAAAATGTTGACGCAACAAATGTCGGAAGTGCCATGCAAGCAGATTTACAAACAAACAGGGAAAATGCAGAACTTGAATTGAATAAGTGGCAAAATGCACAGGTTTTTGCCAGTATTACGATACGTGACAACACGAATACCGTAATCGGTAAATGTTCTCCAGTTTTTTCAAGAAATCTAGGCACAGAAAATACAGAGGATTTTAATTTTACAGACGCATATAACCCTAGTGAGGATATTTTCAGCTTGCAAACACACTTAAGGTTTGACGACACAACACAAAACGTATCTCTAGTGTGTTCACTTACTAACATTGAATCTATCTCAAGTGCTACATTTTCAATCGCATTGTTCTTAATCGTTTAATTGTAATATTGAACCGCCCCACTTTATTAGGTGGGGCGGTTTTGTTATTCAACGGAATCTCTTCCGCAATCAAACGCTATATCTATCATTTTTTGAACATCATCCGTCAATTCGACATCACCCCGCCAACTGGATATTTCATTTTTCCTTTCTTTCCTTTTCTATTCTTTCGACAGTTTCTTTTGTGCCGTATCCTATAAATCTATCCTCTGTATGATAATACCATCCGTAGATATAATCGTTATCAACATATACTACCATAATATAACCACCTTTCTAAATCACTTCGCATATAACTTTTACCCACATCTTATCATGTGTAATATTTATTACTTTACAATCAATATTACAATATATTCTATAGGTGCATATACTTTCTTCATCTCCCTTATTATATTCTTCCAATTCATACTCGCTCATGCGATTATTTTTATTATCAATGACAGTAAAAATAACTCTGCCATTATTTTCGCTTTCGTACTTTTCTACTATTTCACTGAATTTCATTCTCCATGTTTTAATACACATATTATTTCACCAT